AGATATAAGCCCGGCCAAGTGTATTATTCGCAGCCAAAATATGCCTCTGCTTTGAAATGGATTTATGCCGATGGCCAGATTCAAAATTTTCATGCAAATAACGTTGACAATTCGTTTGCACCTGCATTCATTGTTTACGTTCCATACAAGTTGACTGGAGTTGACGAAAATGGTAAGGACATGAAAGACTCATTGAGAGACTATATTTCTGACAGATTAACTGGCGCAGACAATGGAGGCAAATTTGCGATTTTAGATGGCTCATCAAAAGAGGGGTCAATCCAAATCATTCCATTTAGCCAGAGCACATCACATGAAATGTACATTACACTTTCTAATTTAATCAGAGACCACATTGCAACTGCATTTCAAGTTCCATCTATATTGGCAGGCATTCAAGTTTCTGGCAAATTAGGAACTGCAAAAGAAATAGCAGATTCGTCAATATATTACCAGAACGCAGTCATTAAACATGACCAAAATTTATTAATGTACGAAATGAATGCACTGGCTAAATTAATGGACGGCTATGATGGCACAACTATCAGTGTAAGCAACTCAATTCCATTAGCATTTGTTGCGGAATCATTTGCAAGCGCATTCACAGAGGACGAAATTAGAGAGGCATTTGGTTACGGCGTTAAAGAGGTCAAACTGAATACTGCGGCAAACAATATCATTGATAATATTAACGCATTATCGCCATTGGTTGCCAATAAAGTATTGGAGTCAATGTCTGAGGCCGAGATAAGAAGTTTAGCGGGATTGATTGGTGCGAAGCCAACGTCTGCGCCAGTTGTTACACCTATTAATCCAGTAAAATAATGGCTTGTTGCGGTTGTCAATTCATAACACAAACAGATTTTTATGGCATTGTGCCACTTTCAAGAAACGTTGAGAGTGAGGACATTGAAATTGCTATTAAGAACGCACAAATAACATATATCAATCAATTGCTTTGTCAAGACTTATTCGATGAGTTGTGTCAACAAATAACAGACGAAGATATAAGCATCGCAAATGAGGAATTATTGTGCTATTTAAAAAAGGTGCATGTTTGCTATGCGTTTGGAGACTTTTTGTTTTTCCATCCAGTGCAAGTTACAAAGGAAAGCGTTGTGAGAAAAGTAACAGACGAAAGCGAGTTTGTGGATTTTGATACCAACGAAAAGCAAGCAAATTACTGGAGACAGATTGGCAAAAACTATGCGAGAGAAATGTTTGAATGGCTAAAGCTAAACGAAAATTTAAATCCATTATACGACCAATCATCGTGCAATAACTGCGATGAGACTAAAAATTTAGAAAACTGGGGAATATGCTAACAATATATCAAAATACAACGAGCGAAATAAGTATATCATTGCCAAGCGTGCATGATTACTATTTATTTGTGTTTATTAAAGATGGTATAATTGAAAAAAGCATATACGAAACAATTCCATGCGATGACTTTTGTTTTGTTTTAATTGAAGACATTGAGTTGGGTATTTGGGATATTAATATTTTTGGACAAGCGAGTCCAACAAATTTAGACCCTGCATTGGCTACGTTCCTTTATGACAATGACGTTGAAGTAAAAGTCAATTATAGCGATTACATAGTTACTCAAAAATGCGATTTTATCGTTACTGAGGACAATGATTATTTGATGACAGAGTGGTAGTCATTGACGCAAATATCGACACTAAAGTAACTCTATTTTTAGAGGAATCATTTAGCTTTTATCTATTCCAATTTACAAGGAATAATGGATGCGATGAGTTTATTGACGTATTCACTGCGGTCGAATGCGATTTTTATTCATTCATTGTGAATGTGGATTTGCCAACTGGGTTTTGGAGTTTGAAAGTTTATGGACAAAGCGATTATTCGAACTTAAATCCCGCAAATGCAACTTTAGTATTTGAGGACATGGCCAGAATAATCAATTTAGCAGATGAGTGTTTATTATGAGAAATTGGTTAGTTAGAAGTTTAGACGTTATTATCATTTATTTAGTTACCTATTTTGCTCCGACTTTCTCGGTCATGATGGGTATTAGCTTTCTGGTGCTAATTGATTTTATTACTGGCATGGTTGCCGCTCACAAAAGAGGCGAGGCCATTACAAGTCGTAAAATGAGGCCAACCATTACCAAAGGAATGGGATATATGTTTGCAATCTTAGCAGGACATATTTTTCAAAGACATTTTTTGCCAACTATTGAGGTCATGAAGATTGTTTCTGGCCTAATTGCGTTTATAGAATTAAAGTCTTTAGACGAAAACTTAAAAGACATGACCGGCAAAAGTCTATTCAAGCAATTTTTTAAAGAGGGTAAATAATGAATTTAGCAAAACTGAAAGGGCATGTGCCAGATTCGGTTATTGCTCAGATTCCATTTATTCAAAGTAATTACAAAGTAAATACATTGTTAAGGCTTTCGCATTTTTTGGCTCAGTGTGGCCATGAGTCGGCCAATTTTAGAGCAGTTAAAGAAAATTTAAACTATTCGGCTGAGGGACTAAACAAAACATTCAAAAAATACTTTCCGACTTTAGAGTCTGCCAAAGATTATGCAAGGCAACCAGAGCGAATTGCGTCAAAGGTTTACGCCAATAGAATGGGCAATGGAAATGAAGCGTCCAAAGATGGGTTTAAATATTTAGGCAGAGGATTTATTCAGCTAACTGGCAAGGCTAATTATTTAGAGTTTGACAAAAGCGTTCCCGAAGATATAATGGCCAATCCAGAATTGGTCGCAAGCAAATATCCATTGGCATCGGCCGCATGGTTTTGGAATAAAAATGGATTGAATGAAATTGCAGACAAAGGCGCAACCGATGCCGTTGTCAAATCAATCACTAAGCGTGTCAATGGAGGCACAATTGGTCTGGCAGATAGGATTCAGCATTTCAATGAGTTCTATTCGTTACTTGGCTAATTTGTTGTTGTTAAAATAATTGCTAATTTGCACAAAATTAGAACCTAAAGACATGAAATACGAAAAATTTATTGTTGCTAACCTCGATTCATTTGAGAAACTTGGCCGAAATCAAACACATTTTGCTCAACTATTAAAGGAAAGTTACCCAAAAGAACTTGGCACAACTGGACTGGAGGGAATTAGAGCAGGCATCAAAGCATTTTTTAGAGACAATCCATTGCCAAAGATTGAGCAACCAATTGAAAAAGCAAAAGACATTGGCGTTGTCATTCAAGAAGACCGAAAAAACAAAGCATTGGCGGCTCAACTAAATGATGTTAAAAAGAAAAACGAATATTTGCTGAGTAAATTAGAAGCGACCGAGCAGGCCTATGACGATTTATTAGCTATTAAAGAAAAGAGCGACACTCTGGAAATCAAATTTGAAAAATCGAGTGGCTCAAAAAACATGGGAACGCCAATCATTTCATTGTCGGACTGGCATATTGAAGAGAATGTGAGACGTGGGCAAGTCAATGGATTCAATGAATACAATTTGAAGATTGCCGAAAAGCGTTCGATTGCTATATTCCAGAACATTGTCAAGTTAATAGACAAAGAGAGCAAAGACGTTCACATAAAAGACGTTGTGGTTTGGTTGGGTGGCGACTTTATTTCTGGGTATATCCATGACGAATTAGTTGAGTCAAATAACCTTTCGCCATTGCAAGCAATCCGAATGGCAAAGCAATTAATCATGAATGGATTTGAGTTTTTATTAAAAAATACCAAAGTAAATTTTATTATACCATGTTCGGTTGGTAATCATGGCAGAAATACAAAGAAGATGCACATTTCAACGAGTTCGGCAACCAACTATGAGTTTATGATGTATTCGGATTTAAAAGACTTATTCAGAAACGAAAAAAGGATGACTTTCCACATGCCAGAGTCGGACGATTGTTATGTCAAAGTTCTGGGCAAAACGATTAGATTCTTTCATGGCGAGGCGGTCAAATATGGGGGCGGCATTGGCGGGTTGACGATTCCTTTGATTAAATATTTGTTAAGAAAAGATGAGCAAAGAAAAGCGGATTTCACATGTTTAGGCCATTTCCATCAACTATTCTATCCCACAACCAGTTGCTGCGTCAATGGGTCATTAATTGGCTTGTCTCCTTATGGACACAAGGCAGGATTTAAACCCGAAAAGCCTGCGCAAGCGTTTACATTGTTAGACGAAAAGAGAGGAATTTCAGTTAAAATTCCGATATTTGCAGAATGAGCAAGAAACCAGAGAATCCAGAGAATCCGATTGACGAGGAAATCGAAGACATGGCAGATGAGGACATCTATAAGGAATTATATTTCTTAAAAGA